ACTTTTAGAGAAAGGTTAATGTCTATATTTGAGAACGATAAATCTTCTCATTACAAAAGCGCAACTAAGCCAGAAACTATGGATGATCAGCTTAAAGGCGCTGGCGCTAAACAGATGAAAGCTGATCTTACAGGTGGTGATACTAAAGCTGCTGATATGGAAAAGCAATCACATGTAGATGCAGCAAAAGCGGGTAGAGCTGGACCAGGTACAAAAGCTAGAACTAATGATAACAAAAAAGGAGATAAGAAAGCTATGACTTCAGCTACACCAGTAAACGATCCTACAGCAAAGATTGTTAAAACAGAATCTTATGGAATATCAGGAAACAAAATATCTAGTGGTTTACTAGATGCCATTGCAATGGTTGAAGACATGAATAAAGTTCATACTGTCGATATTGATCACATGACTGGAACTGCTGGTTCACATGAAAAAAAACATGGTATTACTTTAAAGAAAGGTAAGAATTATGGAAAAGGACCAGGATCAAACATGGCAACTGATGCAACTGGCACTAAAGCTAACTTACAAAAATATTTAAAGAAACACTATGATGGAGAGCATAAAGAGATGCATCCTGAAATTTATAAGTAAAAGGAAATATAATGCAAGCACCAAATTATCAAAAAGATGCTATTCCAACTCCTCAGGGTTGGAGGCATCCTAGAACTGGAGAGCTCTTAGTTTCTATGAAAATATCTGAAGCTGCTATTAACGAGTACTTAGGCGTTAGTCCTGAGCCACAAATGTTAAAAGAAGCTCCTACTAATTTTCAAGAAGCTAAAGTCGAACTTATGGTTGAAGACAATTTACCAAGTGAATACGAAAGTATGACAAAGGCTGAATTGGAATCAATAGGAAGAGATCACGGTGTTGAACTTGATAGAAGAAAATCAAAGGCAGCATTAATACAAGAATTAAAAGAGATACTTTAATAATTGAATATATAATTTTATGATGATTTTTAAAGAACTGACTGAAAAAAACTTGTTCTTATATGCAGCTAAGCATTATAAGAATCCTAAGTTTGCTGATATTGAAGAGTTCTATGAAGACTTAAAAAGATTTAAGTATATAAAACGATTGCTAAATCGTTATATAGAAACAGACGATCTAGCTTATAGATTATTGTTAAATCATTTTATAGTTGTTTTTAATGTTTTTGGTATTGAAGCTACACTTGAAATATTAGAGCTAAAACTTGAAAAAAGTCATTGGCCAATTGTAAAACCGTTTTTAATTTTTTTAAGTTATATTAAAAACGATCAATACATTGGAATTACTATGGATCCATATGTTGTAGATAAGCTGAGGAAAATTTAATGGGAATACTTAAAGGCGCAGCTGATACAGTATATGCATTTCGTTTTATACGAATGATGGTTATGGATTGGAAAAACTGGGATGCCTATAAAGAAGGACTTATTGACGAAAATGGTAAGAGAAATAAGGACGTGAAAATTGACACATCTGACAAAAGGTCTGCTTATACTCCTTTCGTTCGCCTTGTGGCTAACATCAAAAGGCTCGTCGCAAAACTTCCAGGAGGTGGAAGTAAACTCGGATCTTTTGCGTCAGCGCTTTATCTCGTTAAAGAAAAAGCAAATATCAGTGAAAAAGGATTAACTAGTATTTGCGAGAAATGTGATATAGAAATATTAGATTTTTTGAATGAAAATAATGAATGGTTTCTATTAGAAAATAAACAATTATCACCAGGACTTTATAGAATACAAAATGCTAAGTTACTAAATAAATCATGTAGTGAATTAGTGTGGGCTAAAGATCAAGTAAGAATAAAAGAAGATTGTTATCCAATTGGAGATGTCTTTGGTGTAGATATATATGAAGCAACACACATTAATACAAACCAAGATGTTTATATAACTGCAGGAGAACTAATACGATGAGAGCGGCTGGTAGACAAAAAGGAAGTAAGATAAAAGCTTACACACATGTTACAGTGAATCCTAATGCTCCAAAATCAAGATACACTTTTAGTATGCATAGTTCAGAAGCAGGAGCTAAGAAAGCTGCAGAAAAATATTCGCCATTAATTGGTGATGATTTAAAAGTAGTTAAACAAGCTGGAAGGAGCCCGAGCACAGATATGTTTGAAGAAAAAATAGAAGAATCATTGTGGGATAATATAAGAAAAAGAAGAGCAGCAGGAAAACCTAAGCTAAAGCCTGGTGATAAAAATTATCCTAAAACTCTTAAAGTTGGTGAAGATGTGCCTTCAACAAACACTTCATCTATTCCTAATCCTGCTACTACGTCAATGGGTCCTAGACTAAAAACTACAACTATGCATGATAAGCGTAGAAAAAAAGATCAGTTCCCAGTACTACTAAAAAGATTTAGAAAATATATAGAAGATCATGGCTAGGCTATATCTTTTAATATTTATTGTCGGCATAATTGGTATAGTAGGTTATGGCGCTAAATATTATTATGACACTACACAGAACAGAATAGCTATTCTTACAAAGAATAATACTAAGTTAAAAGTAGCAATTGAAACATCTGAAAAAAGTATTAATAATTTAAAAGTTAATATTGCTAAGATGGCTACTTTAAACAAAGCACTACAAGTTGATTTGCAAAAAGCTGAAGCATATAGAGATGAATTAAGATCTAAGTTAAGTAAATTAGATTTAGTAGTTGAAGCTTTAAAAGATTCAAAAGTTTTAGAAGGAAAGATGAATGGCGCAAGTTATACATTGTGGCAAGGTATCATGGAAGAAACTGGTAATACTAATAAGTCTGATAAGCCTAGCTGGTTGCAGCGGCCTGAGGATGGAACCGGAAATAAAGACGGTAACAAAGATAGAACAAATAACAATACCAGTAGTAGCGAGACCAAAGCCATTAAACCTTAGTGATACAAGAGTATTTGTAGTCACAAAAGATAATTATGAAGAGTTTGTAAAAGACTTTAAAGAAGTTTACGGTGAATTGGCTTATGTCGCATTAAGCATGAAAGATTATGAAAACTTAGCAATTAATATTGCAGAGATGAGAAGATATTTAAATCAACAAAAAGAAATTATAGTATATTATGAAAAGGCAGCTAAACCTAAAGAGGAGAAAAAATAATGGACTATATTTTAGATCAACTTATTACTTGGTGGCAATTCACGGTTGTAGGCGTATTAATCATTATTGGCTGGTTAATTAATAGACTTGGTGTAGATCAAGAAAATGATATTATAGGATTTAAATACGATGCTATGCCACAACTAAGACCTATTGCAATACCTACAAAAGGAAAAGGATTTTGGTCTGCAATTTGGATGTGGTTAATGGGTACAAGGCATTGGGAAGTTGCAGCAGACTGGTTATTCACAATTGAAGGTAATAAATATATTATTCCACAAGGATTTAAGTTTGATGGTGCATCTATTCCTAAATTTTTGCACACATGGTTGTCTCCAACTGGAGTATTATTAATGGGTGGATTAGTACATGATTATGCTTATAAGTATGAAACATTATTAAAGTCAGATAAAAAGAAAACTATGGGTAAAATTAATCAGAAAAAAGCAGATCAAATATTTAGAGATATTAACATTGAACAAAACGGTTTTCACTTTCTAAACAATCTAGCATATTGGGCACTAAGAATTGGTGGCTTTGTAGCATGGAATGGACATAGAAAAGTGAATGCCAAAATAGGAGAATAACATGAACGTAGGCGAACAAATAATATTAGCAGCTAGAAAACAAGCTGAAGGTGAACTTGAAATTCACAAAGCAAATATCGAAGTATATAGAACTATGCCAGCTGGTATAGGTGAACATGGCGACATTACAGAAGCAGTAATGGCAGAACTAGATAAGATGTCAGCAGCGTATGACAGAATTGAAATGATTGAAAAATTCTTTTCGAAAAAACACAATTAATTCCTTTACAAAACTAGTTTTTTAATATATAATAGATACAACAATCAAAAAAGATAAGAGGGATAGAAATGCAACAATTTGTTGACACAAGGAATTTTTTGTCTGAAACTAAGTTTTACGAAGGCTACTCACGCTATAAAGAAAGCGATGGTAGATATGAAACTTGGGATGAGGCAGTAGATCGTGTAATAGACATGCACGAACAAAATTATATTACTAATAATAACAGATTACAACCATTTGTAGAAGAAGCTCGTACTGCATATAAAGAACAACGTGTTCTTGGTGCACAACGTGCTTTACAGTTTGGTGGTGATCAATTAATGAAACATCAAATGAGGATGTATAATTGTACGTCGTCATATGTAAATAGACCAGAATTTTTTGGTGAAGTATTTTATATCTTATTGTGTGGTGCAGGCGCAGGTTTTTCTGTACAAAAACATCATATTAAGAAATTACCAAAAATTCAAAATAGAACTAAACAAGCGAAAGGTTACATCGTTGAAGATTCAATAGAAGGTTGGGCTTCAGCATTAGACATATTAATGTCATCTTTCTTTGTAGGTGGAGGTAAATACCCAGACTATGAAGGAAGAAGAGTATTCTTTGATTTATCACAAATAAGACCTAAAGGCGCAAAAATATCTGGGGGATTTAAAGCACCTGGACCAGAAGGCTTACGTAAATCATTAGATAAAATAGAACACTTACTTCAAGGTATTGTAATAGATTCCAAAGAACCAAGTGAAATTAAACCTATAAATGCATATGATATCACAATGCATGCAGCAGATGCAGTGTTATCTGGTGGCGTAAGAAGATCTGCCACTATTTGTCTTTTCTCACCAAACGATGAAGAAATGATGAATGCTAAAACTGGTAATTGGTTCATGGAAAATCCACAAAGAGGCAGGTCTAATAACTCTGCAGTTATTGTAAGAGATAAGACTACTCCCGAAGAGTTTGGCAAGATTATGGAATCAGTCAAACAATTTGGAGAACCAGGATTCGTCTTCGTTGAATCTACAGAACATACTACAAATCCATGCGTGGAAATTGGTATGTATCCGCAGATTAATAAAAAGTCAGGTTGGCAAGGTTGTAACCTAACTGAAATCAATGGAGGGAAATGCAATACCGAGGAGGACTTTTATAAGGCATGTCGAGCAGCGTCTATCCTCGGTACCCTACAAGCTGGGTACACAGACTTTAAATTCTTATCAGACACATCAAAAAAGATTTTCGATAGAGAAGCTTTACTTGGTGTATCAATCACTGGATGGATGAACAATCCTGATATTCTTTTCAATGAAAAGATACTTGAAAAAGGTGCAGAGATTGTTAAAGAAGTTAATAAAGAAGTTGCAAGTATTATTAAAATTAATCCTGCAGCAAGAACAACGTGTGTAAAACCAAGTGGTAACGCTTCAGTGTTATTACAAACTGCCTCAGGTATTCATGCAGAACATTCTGATATGTATATACGTAATGTTCAAATGAATAAAGAATCTGAAATAACACAAGCTATTATGAAACAAAATCCGTATATGGTAGAAGAATCTGTTTGGTCATCTACTGGCACAGATGTTGTTGTTTCATTTCCAATACTGCCTAAGAAAGGTTCAATGTATAAAGACGATCTATTAGGTATTAAGCATTTAGAACTTGTTAAGAAAGCTCAAAAGCATTGGGTTGAAACTGGGACTAATGAAGATCTTTGTGCAGATAAAGGTATAAGACATAACGTATCAAATACTATTATTGTAGATGATT